GGGCACACGAAGAAATACGCTCCATCGGAGGGGATTGCCCTTTCCTCCATGATTTCTCCGCAGTATGGGCAGTAGATTCTATCATTTTTCTCGTTCACGTATTTTCACTCACTTTCTCAGAGCCGATTTTAATGGCCCGGTCCATTAAACGTCGCATGAGGGCGCTGTCACATTCATAGGTTGTCCATCGGTGACTGCATTGTTCACATTCACGCCGCCTGCGGAATCCGGCTGCAAAGGGCCGACAATCTTTCACAAAGGATTTTTCATACCCGCACTTGGGACAATTAAGGCCCGCCATTGTTTTTCTCCCTCTGCTGGAGAAGCCAGCTTTCAAATCGTTCCCAGGTGTGTACATCGCATGGATCGCCAAGGCTGTTCCAATTGCCGCGTTCTCCATACTCACGCTGTTGCTGAATATCGTTGAGCATAACGGTGATGGTATTTTCTGGCATCCTGCCTTTGCAGTTTTCCATGATCCATTCCGTCACTGTTCTGGGCATATATGTTTGGCGGCCCATGCAGTAGCGGCATGCGCAGATCAGCACGCTCCAGAAGTCTTCTCCGGGCAAAATGCTCATTGGCTGCACTATCGGAATACCGACTTTCATTTTCTACACCTCCTCAGAAAAAGCCGCCAGCCTTAAGGATCCAGAATTCAAGAAGAGCAGCAACCAATGTTACTAAGAAATTGTATTTACCTTCCCTGGGCTCTCCGTGTTTCACAAGCGACATGCCGAGATTCATAAATAGAATTCCTGCATATACAATTTGCGGCCATGCAGCGATTTTCACTTTTTCTCCTCCTCCCAGCATTCGCAGCATTCACTTCCAAGGGTGAAATCACCGCGATGTTCGCTTTCGCCGTTGCAGCACACTTCAACGTCATCAGACCACCAATGACACGTTTCACAGCTTTTTTTCATATTTTCCTCCCATCTTTTCAAGCGTCCGGCTGTGACAAATGATTTCCTCGGCCCATCTGATGCACAGGCCGTTGGTATCAGTTGCGTTGCGGCTGATTGCTTCTGCCAATTCTTTTATTCTTCCGGGAATTGCCAGGAAGTAGGGTCTGATACCAAGCGCAGGCTTTTCGTTTGCCTGCTTTTCACACTCCGGGCACACCTGACGGCCTTCGGGGATTTCACCGCCACAGAGCAGGCAGCGTTCACTCACGGCTCATTCCTCCTTGTAGTATTCAATAATCTGTTCTGCGGGCACCACGAAGATAATTCCGCGGAGAGGATCCTCCAAGCTGATCGTTGGGGCAACGGTGCCTTTGGTCATGCGCACGGTGATGGTCTTTTGCCGCATTTTTGTCGGTGCGCCGTTGAACATATCGACCACCATACCTTTTGCTTTGATTTCTTGTGATTGTTTGGTATCCACGATGTCTCCCATAATTACACCTCCCGTATTTCTTCTTTCAAGAATTCCAGCGCTTTTTCAGCAAGGCTCAGAGGGATTTTTACTGTTTCATGTTCTTCTTCGCATTCCTCCCAGGGGCAATCCCGGCACTTGGGATCGACGATGCAGTTTTCCAATGCAGAAATAACCTTGTTCCGTTCTTCAGTTATTCCTCCAGACTCCGGGAATAGTACGCTCTTGGGGATCTGGCATATTCCGGGAATCTGATTCTTCATGGTTTCGATCATATGATCGGCTGGATTAGCGCACCCAAGGCATCCTTTAACCGGATCAAAGTTTGTGCATCCTTCGGCGGGGAGCAACTTATGTCCTAATTCCAATTCAGCAAGCAAGGCTTTCCTGAGTTGTCCGACTGTCTGAAATGGTATTCCATCACATTTAATGTCCGGGAGCATTTTTTTCAACCGATAATCAGGCAGAGAAAGCAAACCTTCTATGCAGGTAGAAACATGGTGCTTCATTCATTCACCCCCTTTTTTCTATTCCTTTATTATCAGTGGTAATTTTTCCATGATTTGAGGATTGCTCCAAAGCACTTCTGTCCTTCTTACGCCTCTTTCCGCTGTTGTTCTGATTGTTTCCATTCGCCAACCATGCAATATATCACGATACATCTCAGAGTCATAGCCCGATAGTAAAACCATCCCGGTATGTTTTTTTAACATAAACAGTAGCTGTTCATGATCTTTCTCTGTCATTTCATACCGATACTGATCTCCATTGAGCGTCCTTGTCTTTTTGAGGTATGGCGGATCCGCATAGATTAAGATGTTATCTCCATTGTTATGGTCAATCACTTCGATGGCGGATCTATTCTCAATCTGAGCGTCCATGAGGCGATTCGCTACCTGGATAACGATTTCCGGCAAACGACGCCATAGCTTTGGATTATCTGGGCCAGGGTTATTTGATCTTGCAGTTGTGTTTCTCCATCCTGTTTTACAATGTGTCCTGGCACCAAAAGTCTGCCAACATCTGACGGCAAATTGCCTTGCTGCCTCGATATCATCCACATTACCATCGCAAAAGTCGCTTTGAAGAAACTCTTCTCTGCTCCATGGCGTAAGGCTTATTGAATATGCCAATTCTTCTGGATGCTCCCTGCAGGTCTTAAAAAATCGAATAATACTTCCATCCAGATCTGCGATAGTTTCAATTTGAGATTTTGGCTTATTGAAAAATACCGCACCGCTTCCAAAGAATGGTTCAACATATCCAATATGATGAGGCATCCTCTCGATAATCCAATCAGCTATCCGCCACTTTGCACCAGGGTATTTTAATATGGGCTTCAACTCCCACTTCATCTCCTCCCACTGATTTTGTCTATTAAGGATTTGATAGCATCCGCCGTACCATTTCCCATGTCTTTGAAAACGAGCATTAAACCGAGATATAAGCCGATAATTAAAAGAGCGGTACGGATTCCAGTAAGGTTGTCGTTGATTCTTTGAAGAATAGCTATCAATTCATCCATGGCATTGCCTCCATCATCGCAGGAGTCGGCTGCGAATCCCACACACGCCATCCCGCATTATAATTCTTCATTGTTAATTCATATATGAATCTTGGGGCGTTTATGGATATTTCTGTGACCTTCCCGTTTGCCTTACAAACTTGAACCGCTTCCATACAATAGAGTTCGCCGCCTAAGCATTCGATCCACAAAAATTGGCCTTTTTTCGTGGCCTGCATATCGTCAATTGTCAATACTCTTGGAGGCTTAAGCCTGTTTGTTTCTATTAATTCGGTGAGCGATTCATCCATTATTTCTTTAAGGCTGATCCTGCTTTCTTTTAACTTATCTTGAAGGCTTTCAATTGTTGCGCTTGTTTTTGAAGCACATTGTTCACACTCTATTTTCTTCTGATGATATGCTCTCAGCAAAGAAAGGGCGTCTTTTGCACAATCTCTTTTGCAGCGATCACCACGCCCGCTTCCGTCTGTGGAAGAATAGCCGCATTGATTGCAATACACAACAGCGCCACTTATGCACTCTTGCCCCTTCATCACTTTTTCTAACAAATCATTCATCCTGACACACATCCTTTCAAAATAAAATCCTGATTAAATCGTTCCTTTAGCCAATGAATGAATCCAGAAGGGCTCATTACATCGCAGGCATATGCGCAGATAGCGATTATGCGGCTGGCATCTTCGAGCGAAATAGCATGACAATTTACGGAATTCAGGATACTTTCAGAAGAAGGAATATCCGCCAGAAATCCTTGTAGCATAGTCGCATCTTGCGCTTCGCGCAGCGGGCACCAGAAGGGCTTTGCGTTTTCAAGAGAATCCGTTGCTGCGAATATATCTTCCAATGTAAAACGATGTCCGGTTATAATACAGTATTCTGCATCATTCTGGTCTTTATAGAATTTGCATTTTGGGCATGATTCTGGCATTTCCATGTCTATTTCTATTTGGATCATTCTGCACCGCCTTCAGCCAAAGAATCCAGATTCTTCTGGGTGCTTGCTATGCCGTTTACATAAACCAGTTTATTTTCATACTTCCAAGCTGCATATCTGTCCTGCGCCACTTTCAGCGCAAGCTCTGAATCGGCGCCTTTCAGAAGAATATCCTGGCCTACTCTGCTATTGACTTTCAGAGAAAATTTGAAACAAGAGTCAGAACAATAGTCTCTATCATACTGTTCGTTTCCGATCCAAAAATATATGTTGATAATTTTGTTGGTCGAATAATTGTATGTGATAAGCACCTTTTCATCGTCCCGGTGTCCATCCTGCCTGTCCAGTGGAATAAGTGTTTCAACTGTACCTCCGCACAAGGTTGCGTATTTCTTTGCGCTTTCTTCGTCCGTGAACGCGCCTTCAATATGATAATCGGAATAGATCCCTTCAGTAACGACATAGACCGGATTATTCAGTTGTTCCCTGGCTGCCTTCAGCACACATATGTCAGGGTACTCATTGACGATCCAGGAAGTGATGACCCTATCAAGCTCTTTCAGCAGTTCTGTTCTGGTCATCCTCTGTCACCTCCATCATGCTTTTCCATCTTCCTTTCAAAGTATCTTTTCTTTTCAGGTTCTGTCATGCGGGCCAAGACTTCGTCGATGGTATCAAAGAGCCCGCATGAGCTGATGCCGTAGTGAATCCATCCGGAACCGCTGATCCGTTTTTCCTTTCGCGGGGTGGTGTAGACCATGTTGC